GAACACAAGTGAAGAACAATTTGAATCAGAATTCGAATGTGACTTTCTTGGTAGTAGCAATACTCTTATATCGTCAAAGAAATTACACGAACTAGCATATAAAGATCCCATGATATCAACTCAAGAGGGGGTTGATATCTATAACAAACCAAAAGAAAGCCACACATACGTTATATGTGTAGATCCCGCACGGGGTGTCGGTAAAGATTATAGTACATTCACAGTGATCGATGTATCAGATCCACCATACAAAATAGTTGCTAAGTATAGAAACAATCTTATATCGCCAATGCTTTTTCCAACTATCATCCGATCTCTAGCAAAGCAATATAATAACGCATACACACTAATAGAGATTAATGACATTGGTGCGCAGGTAGCAGATGTTCTCCATGAGGATTTAGAGTATGAGAATGTTCTCATGTGTTCCTATATGGGCAGGAAGGGACAGACCATCACTGGTGGTTTCGGTGGTGGGGGTCAATCCCATTACGGGGTTAGGACAACTATACCAGTAAAGAAATTGGGTTGTTCTGTTCTGAAAAGTCTAATAGAAGAAAATAAACTTATCGTAGAAGATAGGGATACCATTCATGAACTTTCTACCTTTGTAGGAAAACGTCAATCATACGAAGCAGATGATGGACACACGGATGATCTAGTGATGACTTTGGTATTGTTTAGTTGGCTAACTCGGCAAGATTATTTTAAACAACTGACAGATGTAGATGTTCGTGTGGAATTATATGAAGAAAAAATCGAAGCATTAGAAGATGACGTATCATTCTTTGGTTTTGTAGATGATGGCACAGCACCCACGGACGGAGTATGGGACGGCACAGAACGCTGGTATAATGAATGAACTTCATCTAAAATAGCGAATCTTATATATAATGAGGACATATTCTTAAGAAATAAGCATTTATTAGAAGATCTTAAAGGAGTTTAATATGCCTTTTACCGTTAGCCCAAACATTGATGTCGTAGGAAAAAATCTAAAAGCATTTAGTACAAATGCCAATAATGTTTCCGCAGGGTTCGTCGGTCGTTTCGACTGGGGACCAACAACTGATAACGTAGTAATTTCTAGTGAAGGTGAACTTTATTCTACCTTTGGTTCCCCCGATGCAGGTGCAACTGGTGGATTGGATTGGTGGACAGCAGCAAACTTCCTAAGTTATGGTAATGCAATCACCTGTAGAAGAAGCATTGATTATGCAAATGCTGCAACACGGGGCGTTGCTCACGGGTTTAGTGCTGCTTCTGCGGGCGCGACTTCAACAGGAGCAGGACAGTTTGAGGCTCATATTGATGCAGTCGCAGATATCGAATCACTTTATTCGGGTAAATTGGCAAACAATTTAAGAGTAGCAATCATTGGTCCTAAGTCTTTTAATCACGGACCAAGTGCTTCTGCTTTGGGAACAACTTTGGGTGTATTTAACCCATTCAATTATGGTTATATTCCTTCAATAACTGCATTCGCAGACGCACGGGGCATAACGTCCAGTGCCTCTGATGAATTGCATATTGGTATCGTATCTGGCAAATCAGATACTGCACTAGGAAATGCTGACGAAATACTTGAGATATACACCGGTCTTTCACGATTTAAGAATGCAAAGGCAGTTGATGGATCTAACATCTATTATAAAGATTATATCAACAACAATTCAAATTATATTCGCCTTAATGGGGAACTCTTTACAGATACAGATCAAACTATATCAGATGTTGCAGAAGAGAATGAAAGTGTAACTATTACTGACTGGGCGCAAGTGCGAACAGTAGGTGTAACAGGTTGGTTTAATGGTATAACCGGTAATCCCGGGGCACTTGGGACGAACGGTTATGATGCAGTTACTTCGGGTACAGGTGGTGTAACCGGAAATGTTGCAGTAACCTTCTTATCATCTGCAACAAACTCAACAGCCTGGTATGATGGTAGAAGTTCGAGTTACACAACCGCATTCGCTGACCCAGAGGAAAGCGATATCGACATTCTAATTGCTGGTGAAAACGATGGTGTTGAGAATGTAAACGATACTAACAAGAAGGTTGCTGAGATCGCTCTTGACCGAAAAGATTGTATCGCATTCATATCACCCACCGCACCAAGTGCTACGACATTCCATGTTACCAATGACTCTACTCCAACAACTACAGTCGCTGGTGCAAAAACAGCCAGAGAAGACATCGGGGATAACTCATATGTGGTCATGGACAGTGGTTATAAGTACATGTACGATAACCGAAATGATGTCGGTCGTTGGATTCCAATGAACTCCGATACTGCTGGTCTTGTAGCAAGAACAACGAACACAAATGATCCTTGGATCTCACCGGGTGGTCTAAACAGAGGTAGAATTAATAACGTAATTAAACTATCTCTTAACCCAACCAGAAAGCAGAGAGATGAACTCTATGCTTCACAGATTAATCCAATAACAGTATTCCCAGGCGAAGGCGCAGTACTGTATGGTGACAGAACACTACAGTCTAGACCAAGTGCATTCGATAGAATTCATGTCCGAAGACTCTTCAATGTTCTAGAGAAGCAGATTGCTACAGCAGCAAAACTACAACTCTTTGAGTTTAACGATACGTTCACACAAAGATCATTCGTGAACCTTGTTGAACCATTCTTGAGAGGTGTTCAAGCAAAAAATGGTATTGAGTCCTTCTCGGTTGTATGTGATAGCACCAACAACGATACTAATGCAGTCAAAGACGGAGTATTCAAGGCAGACATATTCGTCAAGCCTCTTAACTCAATCAATGTTGTCGCACTGAACTTCACCGCTCAAAGCAACACAGCAGCATTTAGCGAGAACATTGCATCGAGCAGAGTATCACGAAACGAACTCTCAGGTTATTGATCAAGTAGGAGAGAAAAAAGATGGCAGTAGACGAGATTTTATTAGCAGCAAAGGATGGCGGATTCGCCAAACCTTCACTCTATCGGGTAATTCCAGGCGGGGACGACAGTGGACTTGGGAATATTGACCAATTCTTGATAAAGTCTGCGTCATTGCCCGCAGCAAATCTTGGTACAATTGATCTTCCCTATCGAGGTAGGAAGGTAAAGATTCCTTCATCTAGAACTTATGAACCATGGAACATAACTGTGACATATGCTGTCGGGGTTGGTGTTGTTGACATAAGAGCAAGTTTCCAAAACTGGATTAACACAATTCAATCTCCATTGGCGAATGAGGATAATTCATCTGCTTGGGGAGAAAGTTGGGAAGTATCACTACTAGATCCTGCTGATCCAAGTAAAACTATATCTGGCTCTTCATTTACGTTGTGGGGTTGCTACCCTAGTGAATTAGGAACTGTTTCATTAAGTACAGAGTCAGCGGATACTCTAGCAGAGTTTTCGGTAACAATATATTACTCATACCACACAGTTGGAACAATAGTTGGATGATAGAAAGGAAATATAATGTCATTAGAAAATATATTAACATCAGCAGGTAGTACCACATTCGTAAGACCTTATCTATTCCTTATTAGTTGTAATTTCAATGGAGAACCAGTTATCGTAGATGGCGACTCCATAGAACAATCCGTTCTTATACAATCCACAACACTTCCCTCTACTACTATAGGTAATATCGAAGTACCTTATCAGGGCAGAAAAATAAACATACCTGGTGACAGGGCTGCCCCGGCTGACATACAGATGACTATTATTTACCACAAGAATAACAACATTCATAAGAAATTTCATGATGCTATGAGTGAAATACAGGGATCTTTCAATACCGGTGTTACCACACCAGATCTGTTGAACAATATTATGAAAATAGGTGTGAAAGATCCTGCTGATCCAACTGCGGATGCATTTCATACCTACACATTAACCGGTGTAATACCAACAAGTATTGGCGCAGTTGAAGTTTCTCATGAAACAACTGATGCATTATTGACATTTGATGTTACAATACAATATTCATACCACACGTTCAGTGCGTGATAACACAAGTGACTAGGAGTATATTATGGCAATTGATCTTTTTGGATTTAAATTTGGTAAAAAAAACGATAATGATTTAGTACAGAATAGTAATAAATCTTTCGTAGAACCTGATGCATATGATGGCGCACAGACGATAGAGGAAACGGCAGCAGGCGGTTTCTTTGGTCAGTATGTGGACTTCCTTGGTTCTGCAAAAACAGA